TTTCAAGAGAGTAACCATTTAATAACTCCCACGAACATAATAAAGCCTAGCCAAAACAAAGTGGCCAATAATGGAATCCATAGTGACCAGTCGCGTTTAGGTAGGTTGCCTCCGTTTCTAAGATCATAGAATAGAGCGGGTGGTAGCTCGGCTGCCTTACGCTCAGCTTCTTTTTTCTTTGCGTAGTTAGTGATAAATGCTGCAAAGTCAGGATGAAGTTTAGTCATGACTTTGTTCCGTTTATGTAAGCAACAAGCTCTAGCAAAGCGCGATGCGCCCGCGCTGGTGGCAGAGTCGAAAGTGCTTGCCCGTTAAAGATTAGTGTCATCAGTTTCGCTCCCATCAAAGCCCTCGTTTGATTCACGTTCTTTGTCCTCGCGCTGCCCGTAGGTTAACCTAGCACAGCGGCGCGCGCCGGTCAAGGCTTAATCTATTGAACCCCAATTAAGCCCGAAGCTGCCGTCGATCCGAACCGGAACTAAAAGTCCTGGCATCGCCGTTTCCATAAGATGCTTAAACTCTGTCCAGCATGGGGCAGACAAATCAACTCCATTTTCATAATCAAAATCAAGTTCATCGTGAACAGTTAAGCAGGGTATACCGCAAGCGTCATCAGCAAAGAAGCCAGCTTCGTATGCTTCTACCATAGCCTTTTTCATAACATCTGCGGCACCGCCCTGTAACTTACGATTCAGTGCTTTGTGCGTATGACTGCGTTCGATATTATACGCACCCCACTTAGACGAAGCGGCTTCAAAAGAAAGCGACAACCGACCAGCTTCATACTGCTTTGATGTCCAACCATTAAAATCAGATTTGCGGCCTAGTATCGTTTCAACGTAGCCTGTCCGATGCACTTCGTTTGCGGCAGCATCCATCGTAGCTTTAGCAAACGGAACAGCTTCGTGATAGCTGCTATACATAAGCTCCCCTGCTTTCTTATCAACTCTGCCGCCGCCGCTAAACTTGATTAGATCGGCAATAAGCTTTTTCTTTCCCATACCATAGATCAGGCCAAAGTTAATGTTTTTAACCGGTCGGCGCTCTAGTTCAATACCAGTCTTAAGTCTAATCAAATCTTGCGTGAAGATATGATAATCAAGATCGGGGTCATTATTATAGCGCCACCGTAGCTCATCACTACCGGGTCCGACCGCGTGATGAGCCAGCATCCGATATTCGATCTGGCTATAGTCAAACTTAATCCAGAGAACACCTTTCTTACCAAACATCCTACGAACTTTTTTACCGATTTCTGTTCGCACCGGGATATTTTGAAGATTTGGATCTGAACTAGAAAAGCGGCCCGACCTTGCGCCTGACCCTGATCCACGGAGCGGGTGGAACGAGCAGTGAACGCGCCCGTTTACGTTCTTGTCAAGAATGTAGGCTTTTACAAAAACGTTGCGAACTTTTGCGATCCGACGATACTCGAGGATAGTTTCCGCGATTGGATGCTCAATAGCCTCCAGCGTATCAACAGAAAAGCTGACGCGCTCCTTACCTGTTTTTCTATCAACAATCGTTGGTATTTCTATTCCGTTACGCTTAAACGCGCTGGCAATAGATTCACCTGCGTTAGCGTTAACAGGCTGCCCCGCTATAGCCTTTAATTGTTTCTCAACCGCCGTTAGGTCATCGCCGAGGCTGTCATACGTTTGTTGTGCCTGATCCAGATCAACGGGCGCACCGCGAAACCGCATCTTGACGAGCAGAGGTATCAAGCGACATTCTAAGTCAAACAGGTTTAAGATACCGCGCTTTTCCATCAGCGGCCATTGTGCTTTTAGAATATGGATCGGGAGCGCCGCATCGGCTTCACCGTAGGGACCAGCCAAAGACGGCGGCGATAGATATAAGTTCGCTCGCTGTCGGTCATTAGCCGCGCCGCCTAGCCAGGAAGCGAGCCAGTCATACAGAATGTTTGTTTGTTTACCGATCCCAAGATATTTCTGGGATAGACTCTCCAAACTAACATCGGGGGCCTCCGAATCTAGCAGCGCCTCGGCAAACTGCACATCATAAAGCCGACCGCCAACTTCAATATTGTTCTCTTTGCACCAGCCGGTATCATAAATTAAGTTCGCACCTACTTTTGGGATAGACTTTTCAAGCCAATACTTCATAAAACTAAGAACGTTATCCTTGTCCATATTAAGTTCTGGTTGTGTTTCGTGCGCTATCGGAAAATACCAACTAGCGCCGTCTTCGACCGCACAAGAAAATCCTATAAGGTGCCCGCTATCCCGAGACCAGCCCGGCCCCGCCGTAGTCAATTCAGGATCGTAAGTTTCAACGTCAAAGCCAATCAACTTCGCCGCGCTGAGATTAGGCCAATCAGACGGAGGCCGCCAATTTGTTACAGGTATAGAAGGGTGCGGACCGCGCTCGCGAGCAGTCCTAGTTCCTTTACCTTTTTGCTTAGGTAAATCTTCCCAAAATAGTCCGAATGCGTCAGCACGCCTGCTCATGGACGAAGCCCAATGATTAAGCCGCGCATCGTATCATTAAGAAAACAACAGGGTGCTGGATAAGTAGAAAAATCAATTTGCTTTGCAGCACTCGCTACCATCAAGAGCATTTCAAACTTATAGATTCCAATAGCGTCTAAACCTTCGATTCGATAGCTTGCGCCAATACCGTCGGCCTCCGATGTATAAATCGTGTCACCTTTTAAGTAAACGTTTGTATCCTTTTCAAGGAAGCTTTTGATAGCGTCTAATCCGTCAACAAGCGTTGACGGCATCGGCCTGTAACTAGCTTCGCGATTAAGAATACCTTCCAGATCGGGCCAGTCCATGCTATAAAGCTGCGTCCGAAGCCAACGCTGATCGCTGTAGTGAAATGTAATTGAGTGGTCGCTAACTTGCGCATGGGTAGGCGGTGCGCCAATACGAATCATTTCTCGTATAGCTTCCATTGGAATGTTAGCCGATAAAGGAAGATCGACCCCAATCCAGTATTGAACAAGGCAAACATTGTTTGTAGCAAAGGCACTTTTGTTCCGCAAGAGAACGCCGTTAACCCAAGGGCGGCTTGCGTCCGATCCCACAAAGGGCACAACCGCTTGAATAGCTTTCATAAGCGCCGGGCCGTCTAGCTCGACTAGTTCACCTTGTGGATAAATCTCAGGCATTGGAACATCAGTGCATTCGATAAAGCTGCGGAAAGGCCCCGACTGGACGCGCAGCCTACCAGAATCAGTTAACCCGAGCGACATAACTGCTTCGCACTTTGATATAGCCGCCACCAGCGGCACGGCGAGCGGCATACACGGCACAGCGAAATCAATAGGGCTTTGTAGCGCGATAACTCCGTTGTAGCCTCGGATTGTGTTATCCTTGATCCAAAAATGTTTCATTTCCGGAACAAGGCTTTTGGTTGATACTGCGCCACGGACAAACCGCATCGTTGCAAGCATATCCATTAGAACAACTCCTGTCTCATATGACGATGATCTTGTCGCGCGGCGTTAGCATCGTTAATGTTTTTTTCGATTACTTGATAAGCGCGCAGGTTGTATGTCGCTCGACCTAAATAGTTTGTAGCAATATAATTAGGATCAAAACCTTCTTTAACTAGCCGCGCTTTAATAAATTGTTGCTCTTCTTCGGTTAGGGTAGTAAGATGCGCTCCTTTTTCATGCTTGTTAGGAGAAGTTGTCGAGACGTGCAAGCTACCTATACCAGGAACTGTAATAGCCCCAAACGATGCAGTTTGAATCCAAGACGTAGAGTCAACAGACCACCAAGGATACCGTTCCATAATCGGAACTGATGTAATACCAAAGCCGTGAACTTTAAGTTTAGCTTTACCCTGTGCATCCATCATATAACGGCTCCAGATACGATCGAGCCAAACCGTTAGGTCTTGTGAACTGCGCCCTACGCAGCCGCCGATTGTAATGTATTTATAGTTCTGGATATACCATTCAAGATACCGCTCGTCCTCTCCAAAGTGAAAGCACGGTAACGGCTTTACGCCACGCGCTTCCATAGCCATCTGGTTCTGCCAAGTTAGAAGCGGATCGCCGATGCCGTCCAAAACGGAGGCCAAGTATATCCCATCTTCGCAGCGGACTATATCGACATTATCTTTCAAAAATGTGCAGTATTCATCAAGATCAATAACCGCGCCTAAGGTCCAAGCGGAAAACGCCCCGGAGTCAACAAACACTTTTTCACCCGATGCTTTTAGCTCTGGCAGCGTTCTAGCCTTAAGAAGATAATGGTAAGACTCAAGACGGTTAGGAACGGAGTCGGCAATCTGTATTAGATAAGGGTCCGTGAGTTTACCGTACTCACGCTGGCCTTTACCGAGGCCGAACCAAAAGGTTGTCGCCATATAAATCTTGAGTGTCACAGCGCGCCCCTGTTTGCCCCGCCTATCGGCCTTGCCGTTTGCCCGATGTCAGGGGCAGGCGCGGGCAGGATAGCCCCCTGCCTGCCCGCGCCTGTCAGCGGGCGTTAGCTATTTGCGACCGCCATAAACTCGGCGCGGGCGTCCCGGTCCGAACGCATGACGCCGCGCAGCGCGTTGGTGATGGTATGGTGCCCCTGTTGCTGAATACCGCGCGATTCCATACACATATGGCGGCACTTCAGCATCACGCCGACACCGAGGGGCTTTAGGTGGGTCCAGAGGTCTTCTGCGATGTCGTTGGTGAGTCTTTCTTGGACCTGGAGTCTACGAGCATGACAGTTGACCAGCCGTGAAAGCTTGGAAAGACCCACAATTCTTCCGTCGGGGATATAGGCCACCGTTGCGGTGCCAAATATCGAAGCAAGATGGTGCTCACAGTGCGAGTAAACTGGCATATCTTTGACGATAACCATTTGGTCATAGTTTTCTCCTCCATCTTCAAACACTTTGAGAATCTCTGCCGCGCTTTCACGATAGCCGGAAGTCCAAAACTCCCAAGCTTTATCAACCCGCGACGGCGTATCTTTCAAGCCTTCACGCAGACCAATATTATGCGACTGTATTTCCAAAGTAAATAGCAACTCTCTAACGAGGTCTCTTCTGCGATAAGTGTCCATTACCTGCCTCCGGCGTAGGTTGCGCTATTAGCGCCGTGCTCACTTACGGTTACGCTTCGCATACGAACGCGCGGCGTATAAGCTTCTTGCTCAAGCCAACCGTCTGTGATGTCAAAGATTAACTTCGCAAATGCTTCACACCCTGTATTTTCAACGAACACAACGTTTGCAATGTTCTTGTCGTTAAGATCAACAAAGGTATCGAGGTCTGGATCATCTTCCGCAACGATCAGTGTATGATCGAAAAGCTGTTCAAACATACTCTTTAAGTCTTTCATCGAACCAAAGTCAACCACCCAATTTTTATCGTCTAGGGTGTCAGCTTCGAACTCAAGGTGGATAGCCATCGCATAGCCGTGCAGCATTCGGCAATGACTATCGGCGCGCCATTGCCGAAAACAGCACGATAGTCCGAGATCATGACCGAATGTTTTACTAGAAATATAAGTCAAAAGATGCACCCCGCGTAGTTAGAAGTTTCTGGAAGATTCATTAATCCTTCTCTATAAGCGCGAAGTATCAAAGGGTCGGGACGCCCGGCTTCTTGAAAACCTTTAGCTCTCAAAAGCGTCGCATGATCGTGACCAGTTGGGGGATACTTTCCGTCATAGCTAGTATGTGTAAAAGCTAAAGCTTTCCAGCATCTTGGATTCTTAAAAGCCATGTCAACGCTTTGCGCTTTTGTCAGATACATCAGCGGCGTGATAATGTAAAGATGGGGAAGTGTGTCATCTTCGCCAGTAAAAGTTCCCATGCGACTGGTTTTTTCCAGTGAATCAATAAAATCCCGCCGACAATCTGGATAACCGCCGCTATCTTCTTGACAAACGCCTGTCACCAGATTTGATATTCCAAGACAGTAGGCGTGATTCGCAGCTACAGTAAGAAACAACTGATTACGCATCGGAACGAAAGTCTTTTCAAGACCGCCTGGAAGGGACTGATGATCCGCGTATTGCTCAAGCGGCGCATCGCTAACAAGCGGGCTTGTTCCCTTCAAGATGCCCCCGCCGAGTTCGATAACCTCGTGCGATTCAACTCCTGCCATCAGACCAACAATGAACGCAGCGTCAATCTCAATCGCATGACGCTGCCCGTAGTCGAACGTGATCGCATGGACTTCATTATATCGCTGTTGTGCCCAGAATAGGCACGTTGTTGAGTCTTGCCCTCCGGATAGCACGACAAGACAAGCGTCGTTATTTCTCGTAGCCATCAGTTGTCCTCGTTATTCAAGTTCTAGGAGTTTGTGGGTTTGAATCTGAATCGTGTAGCCAAACTGCATACAGGATTTGACTACCGCGAGACGATTAGCGCGGTTCTTAACCTCGTCCTGCTCATCGGCAGGCTGAAGGTATATCGGACGCCGCCAAAACAACGGAGGCCGCGCAAGTCTGGGATTGGCGCTATGCCCTAGCGCCGTCCGGGGCAAGCCATCATCTTCCTCGATGTCATCTGCGCAGGCAACATACTTGAGAGCACAAGCTTGAATCAAGATTTCAGGATTAATCTTCCCTGTCTTCGGGCTGCACACTATGTAAGCGCATCCCGGCATAGGCTCGCCCATAAGCTCGCGCTCATAGATAAAGTCTTGCGGAGGCAGCGTCCCGTTCGTCTCGATCTGGACGGCATAGCCCTCCGATGTCAACGCCCGCAAAAGCATACCAACAGGTTGCCGGAAAGGTTCGCCGCCGGTCAAAACGACTAGGCCACCGTCCTGTATAGGAAAGCGGGATACGACCTTATAGATTTCAACCGGAGTCATTGTCATGCGAACAGAGGTGTAATCAGTATCACAGAGCGGACAAGTCAGGTTGCAATCTGACAGGCGCACGAAAACGGCGGGTCTGCCACAGAACGGTCCTTCGCCTTGGATTGTATGGAAGATAGAATGGACGACAAGCTGTCTCCCGTCACTCGCAACAACTTTCGCGATAGGCTGTGTGTTCAACATTTTTATGCCCTAGTTGTTAAAGAAAAGCCCACGACGAGGGAAGATTCGCCGTGGGCCTCATCACGCTACTTTACTCGGGAGGAGCCGAGCGCGTGATTAAGCGGTGGGGATCGAGCCGGAAGCAACAGCAACATTGCGGACGCCGTAGAACTTGCGCCACAGTGCATACTGAGTCTTCAGCGTTGCCGGATTGATCCCCGCCGAGATAGCCAGTTCGGTGCAAGCACTGAACGGCGCCGGAGCTTGCAGCGCGCTCGAAACGGCGTTAAAGATCGCCCACGCTTGCCCGCAGATGCTCGTGGCCACCGGCATTGTAACGCCGTTCTGCTTGATCCGGTCGGCGCGCTGAACTTTATTGGCGTCTTTCGACGCCTTTTCAGCTTCCCGCAGGGCCTTTGCCGCCGCGCGCTCATCTGCCTTGGCTTGCTTGCCAAGCTCGGTCACGGCCTTGGCAGCTTCACGTGCGTTCTTCTTTGCTTCGCCTTCAGCAGCTTTCAAAACTTTGTTAGATTCGGCAAGCTGCTTGCGAGATTCGCGTTCTTGCGTAGCAACCGCCGCGCGCTCAGTGGCAGCGGCAGCGGCAGCAGCGGCAGCAGCCTGCTTCACTTGAAGATCGGCGGCAGCGGCAGCGGCTTTTTCACGAAGAATAGCGATAGCCTGCTCGGTAGAAGTAAGGACGGGCGCTTCGACGGGCGTTTCGACGGGCACTTCGACGGGCACTTCAAGTTCGATGGTTTCGTTGTCCATTTGTTTTACTTTCTGTCTGGCCATAGCTGGCTCCTGGTTTCGGTGGTGTTACCGATAAAGTATCTTATCAGGCCGCGCAAGGGATAGCAAGCGAAAAATGACACCTAGTCAAAAAGGCACCTTTGGGCAATGGGTCGCACAACCGCCAACCAGAACCCTTGCCGGTGGCCGGACATTGCCATGCGCTTCGCACAACTCCGTTGGCTCATTAAAATATTCACAGTTAAGGCAACTATGGTCGAACCGTGCCTCTTCCAAAAGCGCACTGATCCGTTGGTGAAGTTTATTAAAGTCGATCATGTGTCTCTCCTAAAAAGGAATATCATCATCGTAGTAACCTCCAGTGTAAGATACATAATCACTAGCCTTTGGTTCGTTTGGATCAGGCTCCGGCTCCTGCAACGGAGGTCCGCCTAGCTCAGGCGGCAGCTCAAACCGCGTCCCGGCAAAATCGTATCCGTCAATTTCAGGATACTTTGTATTAAGCCATACCCGAACAAACTTAGGTTTCTCTAAATTAGCCGCTTTATCAACAGCGTCATCAATCTGAATCGGAACGGGCATCGGCCCCCGGTGTGACTTCCACCAAGTAGCAGCCCGCCGCTGCGGAAAAGAATCCTTAAGGTGTTCAAAGCAGACCCAAGTGCTGAACCGTCTGACGCCGCTGAAGTAATCAACGCGCATAGTGTCAAGTTTTCCGCCCTTGCCAGCGTTGCGGCTGCATATCATTCGATGAACAGCGAACACGCCAAACTCTTTTGCGGGCGGCTGTATCGAAAGATCAAGGACTTGACTAGACACAAGTTCTGATTCAGATGCTTGCGGCTTTAACCGCTCGGGGGGCGGAAACTCATACCCGCATTCAGTGCAAGTTTTGATAGAAATGTGTAAGTAAGTGTTGCATATTGGGCACATGCGGACAGGAAGTTGGCCCGTTCCGCCTCCACGCCTACGCGGAAGATTAGGATAGTTTATAGGACCAAGCCGCTCGGTGTTACCGACAAAATCTAGAACCAAACAGCTTTGCTTTGGACCTGCGAGGATAGCCTGCTTTCTTCCGTCGAGCGTTGATATGTCATATCCCGGCGCGAATACCGGACGGGTGCCCCTGCCTAGCATTTGAACCCAAAGGCCGGGCGACCGCGTTAACCGGAGCATGGTTATCAGATCAATTTTAGGATTATCGAAGCCTGTTGTTAAAACGTTTTGATTGCTAACGCCGCGTAACTTACCAGACTTAAAATCCTTAAGAACTTCGTCACGATCTTTTCGCTTACTATGGACTGCTTCAAACGGATAGCCCTTGTAACGAAACATATCTGCCACAAGTTCAGCATCCTCGATTGACTGGCAGAAGGCAAGAATAGACTGCCTATTTTGCTCGTTAGCAAAAGCAATCGTTGTATCAACTGCGCGCTCGAGAATATCTTGATCCTTCATAGCCTGCGATGCAGCTTTATTATCAAAGTCGCCAGCCATAATTCCAATGTTACTATCGTCTAACTGAAAACCCGGATGCTTTGGAACAAGCCGCATAAGGTATCCGTTTTCAATAGCCCACACAAAAGATTCGCCGTGCCCAATGTTAAAGCATTCAACATCAAAAAGTTCACCGTCAGTAAGAAATCCTGAACTCATACGAAAGGCCGTAGCGGTAAAGCCTATCACAATCAAGTTAGGATTTTTTCTTTTCAGATCAACAATAAACTTTGAATATTGTGCACTATCGTTGTCACTGATTCGGTGCGCTTCGTCGATAACTAGAAAGTCGATGTGCCCGAAAGAAGCGGCGCGCTTGACCACCGATCCTATCCCAGCGTAGGTTACTTGAGCGCGAGTTTCGCGATGACCTAGCCCGGCGCTATAGACGCCTGCCGGTGCGCTTGGCCACAGATTTAACAACGCCCGATAGTTGCCCTCCACGAGTTCTTTAACGTGGGTTACAGACATAATTCGAACGTGCGGATAAACGCTGAGCATCTGGTATACAAACATACCGATGCTCAAGCTTTTACCGAGTCCGGTTGCCATCACAATGAGCGGGTTTTTATCGGGATGTTCATGAACAACTTGCCAGAGCGCTTCCGCTCCGGCTACTTGATAGTCGCGCGGATTTAGTGCGGGAGCCATTGTTCGCAGCCTACCTGTTGGAAGTCAAACGGAACGTCGCCGTGATGTAGATTACAGTGAAGCGCCCCTAGATCGGTGGCCACCGAATATCGGCAGGTCCGACAGTTCTTCTTTGGTGCTTCGCCGTAGTGACAGATTTCCCGAAAGTCGCAAAACTTACATTCAAACCACGACGGGTCTTCCGTAATCCGAGCCGGGGCACTTTGGGCGCGAATAATACTGCGCGCTAAATCTATATACTGATCCGCGACTTCTGGTTTAAGATGCAGTATTTCGTAGTAAATATCATCGTCATTCTTGTTTGTCGAAACAAAAAGACACCAGTTCACTTTCAGCTTTCGCATGTATATCTGCGACTGAATCCAATAAACAGGCTTTGACGACATGACGCCTTTGTTTGTAACGTCCTTGAACGACTTGTCGTTCATCGTCTTAAACTCGACCGTACCCCAACCTTCGGGCAGGTTTGGGCCACAAATCAGACCGTCGCACTCGCCGCTAAAGAACGACGTTTGTTCGTCAACAAACCCCCACTGTTTCGGACCGACGCCCTGTTCTTTAGCGAGAGCAATATAACGAGCATCGTCGCTAACATCTTCATAGTAATGATGTGGATGCGGGTCATCCCACTCGGTTAGAAAGTAGTGCGGTTCATCCTGCGGTCCGCTGTAGTGCCAGAGCCTTTGGCTATGGTCACGGACTTCGTAACCTGCCGTCCGGAGCCAGCGCAACAGCCGCGCTTCTTCTTCGTGCCCGCGATTAAACAATCGGAGCAGCCGCCCGGTGTGCTGGCCTTGATAGAACCAACGGAACGCGTACCACGACTGACGCGGGCAACGGTGGCCAATTTGGCTCGCACCAAGATGCCCGCGCTTCTTATCAGCATCCCGCGCGCTTAAAACTTCTTGCGAAGCTTTTTCAACCGCCAGCCTTATATTTTCTACAGCAGTTCTAGACACTTGATTCCCTTTCTTGAGCTAAACATACCTTTTCTGGCGTGACGGTCGCACCAGTCGTTAACCCACGAAGCCGCGTCAACAGCCTCGGTATGTCCACGAACATGATGAGCACGTAAGGCTACGTCAAGACACTTTGCGTGAGCAAGTGACCTAACCCAAATATGGCGCATTCGATTAGTTAGATTTCCGCCTGTTATAGCGCCGATAACCGCCATGCAGTCAGACCTGACTAGAACCTGGGACGCGCCGTTCTGCTTGGCAAGCCATATTCCATTTATAGCAGCAAACATCTCACAAGTTGTGCTTGTAAGTTTTTCTGTCGAACTATGAATTGAGCCATAACCCTTTACGGGCTTTGGATTACCGTCGATCCGAACATAAGCCGCCCATCCCCCAAAGGTTCTTTGCTTTGGGGGACGGCCTTCTTCATAGAACGAAGCGTCGGAAATTACCGTCGCTGTTACTAGCATTATCGTGAATCGATTCTTCGCACAGCCGGGCCTGCCGAAGCTTGGCGATGCAGGCTGATCGATGCAGCGCGCTGCATCGCGTTGTCATCGTGACGGAGCTTCTTACCAGCGGTTCTCGTCGTCCCACCGGTAGCCGCAAACGCCTCGTCTATCGCAAATTGAATCAGATCAACCGGAACAAGTGCGTTAACTCCGTTCTGCGGCGGGGCCGTTTCTGCCTTGTCCCTGTTTAACCGTATCAGTCGAATGGTAAGTGCATCAGCAACCGCTTTGTAAGCCTGCGGCGGGTGCTTATATTCGCCGTTACGATTGGCCTCGGCAGCTTGCTTCATAACCTGCCGCAAAACATACGGCCACATGAGCTGATAAGTTACGCGGGCCGATTCGCGCCCGGCAAGCGAATGATAGATGCTTTCGATCTTGCCGAACATATCCTTGTTTCGACGAACAATCAATCGGCACCCGAAATACTTTGCGAGTTGCCCTGCCAGCGTTTGGCGCCACTCGGTCGTTTTTGTGGATTCGTAGAAATACATATCCACGCCGACCGGATTATCGCTATCCAGCCGCCCAAGTTCCAGGAGTGACAGCCCGTGCTCTTCCATCATCCTCAGCGCTTTTTCCATAAAGACCGAAGCCTCTTCCGGGTGCGCCGTACTGTCTGCTTTCGCAATAATTTTGCGAATCTTTTCGGCTATCGACATTATTCATTCCTTGGTTACGGCGCGACACAGTGCCGCGCCTCTAAACACTATACCACGCGCCTGCGCAGAAGCCAAGCGATTTTTAAGAAGCGACGGCCTCCGGTTGGAAGCCGTCGCGGTTGTCAGTAGCTTAGGTCGGCGCAACCGGAGGCCAGCCGGGCGGTTGCGCCCAAGGCTGAGGCGCGACACCGGCAGGCGCGGCGAACGGCGGCGCGGCAGGGGCCGGGGCCGCAACCGCAACCGGGGCCGCTACCGCTACAGGCGCGGCAACGGGCGGTGCAAAGGGCGCGGCAACCGGCGGCGCGAACTGTTGCGCCGGAGGTTGTGGCGCGGCGCTAGGTGCCAGCGACGCCCCCTTGCCGGGAAGATTGCCCTGCGAGTCGAGGTAGCCACGAACTTCGTTGCCGAACTTGCTTAGATCGTCCGACCGCGCAACTTTTTCGACGCGAACGCGGAACGGGCGTCCGTGAAGTTGTTGCGTGTCTTGCCAGTTCAAAATACCGCAGACATGCGAGATCGCCGACAGTTCCCGGAAAGCAATCTCGACTGCTTGAGCACTTTGGTTTACAACGTTAAGCCGCACTGTCAGCCTTCGCCCTTTCATACCCTCGTCAAGGCACGACAAGGTAAAGATAATCATATGACCAGTGCCGGATTTTGTTGGTAGCAGTTCTGACCCGACGATTTGAAACGGATACTCGCCCGTTTCAAACACATCTGCGGCACCCGTAGAAGGCTCGTATTGAGCCGCGTTAAAGCTTAGTTGAACCATATCCTGTCTCCTCGGTTATGCGGCAGGCGGCGCAGCCGCCAAGATTTTGTTGATGATATTCGCAAAGTCAGGGAACTCGATTTCGTCAAGCGCCCCGCTCCTGTCCTTGGCCTCCGCGTTAAACGCCGCGTGTGTGCGAAGGTAGTGATAGACCTTTCCTTGAGGGTCTTTATCAGTCGAAGCGTGCATCACCAGATCAAAAAGATATGGAAGTGCTGAACCGACCTGTTGCCCCGGCGCTGTCGGTTGCGCCCGAGAGATTCCGGTGACAGTATCGGTGATTATAGTCTGTTTCGCCGTGACGATCACGTTGAAACCCGGCAGATCGCGAAAAGCTTTTACAAGCTCAATGCTTAGCGTTGCCATTTCGCCGTAAGCCGCCCTCGGATCTTTTGTTTTCTTCTTCTCATTAGCAAGGACTGTTTCCACAATCTCGCTAATAGAATCGAGGCAGATCGTTTGGAATCCGCTTTTGGCGGCATCCGTTTTGCACCACGCCAAGGCGTCCCAGACATCTTGAATTGTCTTGACTTCCAGTACGGGTATCTTCTTCGCGCGCAGGGACAGGAGCCCGGCTTCCGCGCTGATGATAAGTGGCGATGGTGCGGTTCCGCAGAGGGTGGTCTTCCCCGTGCCCGCCGCGCCGAACACCAGTGCTTTTATTCCGTGAGTAGCACCGGCTTTGTCAGTTGTATTCCAGTTAAGTGCCATAGTCGCCTTCCAGTTGGCGGGGTGCAAAACACAGCCGCCTGTTCAAAGTCAGAGGTGCATTGCACAGCCCGACCGTTCCCCCATTAACCGCGTTAATGGTTTGCTTCCTAAGGCGTGATCGCTGGAAGACCCGATCACGCCCGCAGCTTTCACCGCCTAGGAAAATTAGTCGTTCGTATCGTCATCAACTTCGTCATCTGGTTCGTCGTCGTTGTCGTCATCAACGTCATCAACGTCATCAACTTCGTTATCTGGTTCAGCGCCCGAGTCATCGTTGTCGTCGTCAACGTCAACTTCGTCCTCGTTGCCGTCATCGCGGTCGCCATCTTCGAAGTCAAGTTCTTTTAGATCTTCTTCTTCTTCTTCTTCTTCTTCTTCTTCTTTTTCAGCCGCGAAAGCGGCGTCGGACAGCGCGCGAAGATTTACGTACTGTTGAAGTTGGTCAACCAGCATAAAAGCACTCCTTATCTCACCGGCGGAAACCCGCGCCGGCTCGGGGTAGTCATCCTCTGGAAGATTAAGATCATCGCTGTCGTATTGATCTTCGTCGAGGAAATTTTGGCTTTCGTCGTGGCCACCCATATTAGTCCACCCTGTGAACGATAAAGGCCCCATCCGGCTGGAGGATAGCCAGCCATTCGTATTCGAACAGCACAAGGGCCTCGCCGCGCAGCATAGCGAAGCTGACCGGGCGCAGCGGCGGGTCTTCTGGGTAGCACAGCCGCCAATCCTTCGTGCTGTTGCCGGTCAGCGTAAAGCCCTTCCCCGGCATACCGAACTGATAGTTCGCAAGGAGCTGCTCATAGGCGGGGCGAGAATCGTCGTTAGAAAAGAACGTCGGGAGCAACCCGGCTCTTTCCATGTGGCTGAACTGAATCATTCCTTGGTTCCTTGATTATCGGGCTTGCCTGCCCGGCCTCGGGTTAGACTAGCAGGCTTGCGCCCGCTAGTCAAGTGAAATTAGTCCAACACGACAGAAGGCGTGTCGGGCTTAGAAGTAATCATAACAGAGACAGCCGCCTTGCCTTCGACACTGACCTTGTTCCAGTCAACCTTGGACAGTTCGAATTTTGTCCGGAGCAGGTCATCAAACGGCACCTCGCGATGATTCAGCAGCCGGTATGCTTCCCGCGCGGCGGGGATCATTATCGTGTCGATTTCGCGCTTTATACCGTTCTGGACCTTCAGCTTGCGGCCATCCAGCATCGGATAATTGTTCATACCTTCTTTGAACAAATCCCCCATCGCCGCCGCAATCTGCCGATGGATTGCCCGCCGCATTTCCATTTCTTTTTCGACCAGCGGTTTCATCTGCTTCTTAAAGACTTCAAGCTGCGCTACAAGCGTATCCCACTCCGCCACGTACTCTTCGAAGGTCTCGGCCATCACAGTTTCCTTAAGGTTAGTTGGAGTTTCAAAATATCGCACAGAACTTGGAACGTAAACCAACGCGGCCAGGAAGTCCGTTCGTTGACAATCGACCGAAGGCAACTTACGGAAAGGCCCGTGCGAATGGACAGCATCTTAAGCGACCCGAAGTCTTGGATAGCGTAAGACAGGATTTGCATAATCTCTTCGCGCGACTGTTGCTCGGAAACGCGCTGTAGTTGAACGACATTCTGCATCAGTCATCTCCCAGAAGCTGTTGCATCAGCCCGAAAAAATCTTCGATGTCCATATTTTCGAACTGTATGGTCCCATCGTCAAGAAAGACGCCGACAGACAAGCCCGGCTCGGCGGGAACGTCTTTATCATCAGGATCAGTCATTGCATCCTCATAGTTGTTACGTAGGGTTGCCCGGTGTTCGGGTGGTTGATAAGAGGGCGGTCGTGCTGAGTCCCCCATACATCATCAACAGACGCGGGACGAATAGCTCCCGCCTCCAGCAAGGTCTTAAACTTATCTGGTTCGATGTCTTGTCGTTCTTTTATCTTCGCCACGGTTGTCTCCTAACCTATCGCCTAACCTAGCCTGTATCCCGGCAGAAGTCAAGCTAATCTACGGAACGCTGCCCCTCAACAAAGGCGTAAGCGAACAAAAGCGCATCGCGTAGAGCAGCGCCGTACAAGCCGGTGGCCACCGTTACCTCCGCCAGCGATTGACGCTTTTTGAAATGCAGATCACCGGCCCGAAGGGCGAGCGGATAGTCATCCAGACAGGGTGGAATCTTGCCGCCCCATTCGCTGTAAGCGGCGACGGGGGGCGGATCAGGCGGGGCGCGCGTAAAGGCGGGCAACGCGGCAAGCGGCCTCGCGTCGGGCATGGCCGCAGGGATAACCGCAGGCGGCGCAATGTATCCCGCAGGCGGCGGACGCAGTTCGGGAGGAAGATCGGAAGGAAGATCAGGCTGAGTGTAAATTAGAAGCGTGACTTGATCGGCAGTTAGGGGTTTTTGCGCTTCACGCGCCCGCTCAAAGACCCGGTTAATAACCGAATCTTCTTTAGTCAAAAGGACATAGCAGTTCGACAGCCCGACCTTATCCCAATCGTCATTAGAAAAACTGCCAAGGCGCTCAATCATCGTCCGGTATCTGTGAGCAGTCTTTTGTGGCAGTCTTTCAGTCAAATTGCCTGAAAGCCATAGACCGAACTTAATATTTGGGTTCTCGCCCGGTATGCCTTTGTTCAGAATAGAATCATCGCATATGGTTCGCGCCTGTAGTAGCCGCGATCCAACGTAACGAATGTATTCAAGTTTTGTCTTATCCATCAGGATAGTTGCGCGTATGATTTCATCCTGCAATGCGGTTAGGTATCCAGGACCATCTTCAACTAGATCATTTGTCATGTGTCATTTCCTTCAAAGCTGCTTGGGCTTCGCCTTTAGTTCGAAAACTTGTGTCACTTGCCCGAACGCGAACTGCGGCAGATACGCCGGGAACGTAACCGTGGATATACCAACGCTTAGAGATAAGATTGCGCTGGACAAACAAAGGGCCTTTGACATTAGGATATAATTGCATTACATATCCATTCTTGTTTGGACGTTCATACCGGGGTTGTTTACGGCAGCGTCGGCAGTTATGTGCCAATTACGATGCAGGACGGAAATATAGTTAGACTCTGGTTCAAGCTGCCCGATAAAGACAGCAAGGTAGCCTCCGTTATCGCGATGGACTTCGACTCGGCAGGGGATGGCGCGTTCAGCATCAGTCGGCTTGTTGTTCATTTCTTCACCTCAAGGACGGCAAGAATTCGGTTGGATATGTCGCGGGTCTTTGACGCCCACGACAGTTCATTTGCCAACATCCGCAGCGCCGCCTCGCGGGCAAGGGCGGCTGTCATTTCATCCCGCCAATGATCGTTGGCGCGGCCTATCTCTGACCGAATGTAGTCCAGCCACCAATCGACATCACTGCCTCCGTTTATGTTGATTAAACCTGCGTCGTAGTCTGGAAAATCAGCGGTCATGGCTTCACCTCAAGAACAGCGCGTGCATAATATGCCGCCAGCCGCCGTTGAGAAGCAGCCTCGCATTCGGCGATGCGGGCCTGATCTCCAGACATGACCGCGTGGTGATATTCCGCCTCGTCCTTGTCGGACCCGAACGCCACGCCAGCGCGAACAAAGCTGTCGCGTTGCGCGCGCAGTTCGGTTTCGGTTACTGGTTTTGCGGCGGTTATCAAGTCGGTAAGTGCGCCGCGCTCAATAATCTCATGGGCTGTTTCGGTCGCTTCTTTTGGAAACAAACAGCCGGGAAACAGCCGAACAAACCGCCCGTCAAGGAACTCGGAAGCAGGTCGCGTCCAGATTGGAGGGTTAGTGCTGTAGCAATCCTGATAACTTATCAAGGTCGCTTGATCGGTTTCCCGCGTCGAAAGCAAGATGACGTGATACGCCTTTCCTGTCTTGACGTGTTGCCAATTCGAACCTGTCAGGTATTTATCGTCAGTCATGTCGTCACCTCTTTTTCCCTACGAGAGACCCAAACTTGGGTCAAGCGAATCTTATATTCCTGCGGTCTCTCATTAAGAATTCGGAACGCGGCTTTAGCATCTTCTTGATGGTGCCAAGCCAGAACGTCTGTCCAGAACTGACCAAAAGCGTAGACGTGCATTCTACCCGGCGTCTTTTCAAATTCTGACCAGCCCGCAATAGCCGTTTTCGCAATATCGGACCATCGAGGGTGGTTCGGGCTGACCGCTAACCACGCTTGGATGATAAAGTAAGTTCCTTGATAGTTCTTGTTGTCAGTCATGGCAAGAACCCCGCAATGATGTTGCCGATAAACGCGCCGACAACGATGATGAAAAACATAAACCACCGGGACTTTTGCAACTCCAGAGTTTTCAGACGCACAGCCGTTTCGTCATTAAGGTCCGCTTGTTTGGCGAGTATCTTTTCCACCATCTCAAGCGTCCTGACCTTCTCGTTCAGAAAAGGCACGTCAGCCATCGCCCGGTGCTCCAGCCAGCCCAGCCGTGAGCGCGTGTCGTCGTTGAAATTCGGCACCTGCGCGATGAGGGTTTCGGGCCGTTCTGCCTTGTCGGTCATATCATCACCTCTGCCGGGTGAATTTCACATTCGGCGACAGTGTGTCGCTCGATTGAGCCATCGCGAAATGACGGCACAGAAATGACGTATGCGTGCGAGCCGTCGATCCATGTGATGTGCCCGACGACCTTGCCAGTCGGGCCTTTCATCCGGCCTGTGGGGTCGAGGACGACGAGCGCCCCGAGCGGGTATTTGAAGTCGGTCATGGCTTGTCTTTCTGGATGGCGATACGCGCTTCTCTAAGAAGCGCGAGAAGGTCTGTTTCCCCCAGTTCTATGGTAAGTGCCGCAAAGGCGTAGGTAAG